GGGGGGGGGCGAATATTGAAATCTATTCAATCGGAATGGATATAGAAAACAAGAACAATCATTTTACAAATCTGGACCTTGCTGATTACAAACGTTTATTTGGAGATAACACGCTCTTTGACGTGTTAGACAAATTACCAAAACCTGATCTTATAATAGCTAGTCCACCATGTGAGAGTTGGTCAAATGCTTCTGCAATGGAAAATGGGAATGCGTGTTGGAAACGCAATGATGTGTCTGATAGCTTGTTTGCTCCACAAGTAAGACCTTCACCGTTCACGATCAGGGCAAATCAGGATTACGATTCAGCCTATATAAATTATCAGTACGACAGGCAATTTTTAAAAAGGGTCAATGGCGAGCTAACAGCTTTCAACACAATAGAAATCATAAAAAGATATAGACCACAATTTTGGGTTATTGAGAATCCAGCTGCTGACAGACTGTGGCCTTACATTGAGGACATTATTGGATTCAGAATTCCATACAAAAACCTAGCTAGATACAATAATTATGATTATCCTTTACAAAAACGGACAATTTTTGGAAGTAATATTGAACTTAATCTTAAAAATAAAATTATTAAGCAGGACATAGAGTGGAAGAATTTCTCAAAATCATACAACGAGAGATCTAATATACCTGAAAAATTGGTGTCAGAAATATTCAAAAAAATTTACGAGGAGTTTAGTAAATATGATTGAACTCTATTTCGTCTACAATGGACACTGCAAGTTTTACCTTGGAAGTTTCAACAATGTAGAAGAACTTATCGAACGGATGAAAGACCATCAGTGGGCTTTCTCAGGTATTACCAGACCAAAATTCAAGAAACACATCGGTAAAGACGATGTGAGGTTTGATTATGGTGCGATAGATTGTTATTACTTAGCCACAAAATCAACGTGCCGCGAACCACGTTAAAAGCGAGCTAGAATATGCGTCAGACTTGGACGAATGACGTATAAAGAATTTGCTAGCTCTTGTATCTTTGAGCCATGAGGTGCAAGAGCTGGATTTTTAGTAATCAGGTTAAAACATGAAATACAACAAACAAGCCATGATTGAAGCTTTTAAAACATTCAATCGAAGTGGCTGAAGAAAAGATTGAAGAATTGAAGAAACCAAGTCAAAAATCAGCGGTGCACATAAGAGCTGCTGAAAGAGATTTTTGGAGAAAAAGGATAAAAGTGTATAAGAAGAAATTGAAGGAGTTGGAATATGAAGAATGAAAAAGTTTATATCGAGGGATATATAGTTGGTTTATATACTAGCACTTTAGAAAAGATAGGGCATAAAATCCAATTAGCAAATGGAGATATCGTGGATATAGATGATAGCTTTATCCACAAATCAATTATCCCCGAAAAAGTAAAAGTAGTCCCGCAGTCCGTGGTGGATTGGATTGAGCATTTTAAAAAATGTTCGGGCACGTTATATGGAAGCACCGTACCTTACTCATACTATGGACGGGCTATAACTGATGATTTTGAGGGTGACGTTACAGAAGTTTTGAGATGGATTCGTGACAATAGCGAGGTATACGCTCGCGCATGGCTTGACGGCTATTATGTCGAGGAAGAGAAGAAGTATCAGGTGAAGATGAAAGGCTTAAGTGAATGTTATAACTATCTCAATTATGATTCAATTGATGATGAATGGTATTTCACTGATGCTGAAAATGGATCTGCCGTAGGAACACACCACACCCGAAAACAATTAGAAGAAGCTGGATTCGGCTGGGTATTCGATTGTGATGGGATTGAGATTGAGGAGGTGGAATAAATGGAAAATTTAATGTTTTGGGGAATGTTTATTGCTTGTTTGCTGATTTCAGCTATGACATTCTACATTATGTATTCTCAGGCTATGGTCAATAGAGATTTGGAAAGAAAATACAAAGACTTAAACCAAGAAATTTCAAGAGTTTTTGGTTGGGATAATTATGACTGGGCAAATAATTTTAGGGATTATGCTCGCAAAGTTGAAGAACTTATCAAGTTTAAAAAAGAAATTGAACAACTTGAAATCATTAAAAAAGCAATAGAAGTCAAAAGTTTGGAAGAGTTGCAGAAGAAGAAAGAACATATTGAAAATGTAATCAAAACGTTAGAAAAATGAGGAGGTGGAGTGATGAGTTATGATTTGGAAATCTTAGGAAAAATAGAAAACGGAGATTATATTTGTATCGATGAACCTGAACACAGTTCTCCAACTTACAATCTTGGGAAAATGTTTAGGGTGGCTATGGATTGGGATTTCAAACAAGGGACTATCTACAACGTTGCTCAGATTTTTGAAAACATTCAACGTGGCATCTCAGAATTGGAACAGCACCCTGAAAAGTATGTGCAGTATGAACCTGAGAACAAATGGGGGACCGTCAGCAGTGCGTTAGAAGATTTGAGATCATTGAGAGATTGTATTTTAGAACAAGATATTGATACAAAATATTTATATATGAGGTGGTAATATGACACGACCAAACAGATACCCGTACACACGAAGTCAATGGATTGAAGAAACCGATGATTATTATACATATGCAGACGATAAGTGTTTTCAAATTCGAGTTTTAAAAAATAGACTCACTAGAGAATTCAAGAGCAAGGAGGTGGAGTGATGAAGTCAACTAACAAGACGGAAGAAACGGAATTGGAATACTGTGAGCGTATGCTTAAGGAATTACCAAAATATCCAACTCCATTTTTAAGTCATGCAATGGCTTATGTAAACCTTAGAATTATGCATTTAAAAAAGGAGATGGAAGAATGAAACGCTTCTTAATTGGCTATGCCTTACTTACGACTTGCTTGTTGTTTATGCAGCGGTCGATTATAGACGAGCAACAAAAACCCTTACTAGTCTATCATGCTGATAGTAAATACGCTATCACTGGAAAGGTTGAAGAAAAACGAAAAATCGGAAGTCTATTCACAATCACAGTTGACGGGAATGTTTTCGTGGTTAGTGAGCAGAAGTACAACAATACAGAAATTGGAAAAGAGGTAAAATTATGAACTACAAAACTAAAATCAATGGAAAAGAAATCGAATACGGTGCACTAGTTGAAAAATCACATTTTTCAGACGAAGAATGGTCTGCCATCTATGCAGAAATTGCAAAACAAAATTACCCAGAAATCTTTGAAAGCAGAAAATCAGATACTGCATTTATTGATACGCTTGGTGCCTGGATTTCACTAGAAGAACGATACGAAGCATTACTTGAGCTATTACCTCAAGATCAATACTCTTACGCTGGTACTCATCCAAAATGGGTAGCAGATGCAGTCGCAGAAAACACCTTGAACAAAGAAGATACAAAAGACGATGTGCTTGATTTAATTGAACGATGCTCAACTCTAGATGAATTGAAGAGTGAGCTGACAGAATATTTTGATTTGGAAGAAATGTAGGGTAAAAATATGAACACACTAAAAAATGTTAAAAAATGGTTCGTAGACCGTGATCTAGAAAACGGTGGACGGTTAGACAAGCAGTCAGTCAAGCTTAGTGAAGAATTTGGAGAGTTATGCGCTGGTTATCTCAAGAAAAACGAGAAAGTGACCAAGGATAGCATCGGAGATTGTGCAGTCGTTATTGTCGGTCTAGCATTACTGATTAAAGAAGATGTGAATCAGATTTTTGAAGAGTCTGATAACATTCGTAAAAAAGATGTGATGGAAAGTTTCATCTCAATCAATGCAAATATTAGTGAGTTTCAACTCTCACAAGGATTTGCAAGTAAAGAGCTATGCAGACACAATCTAGTCCGCTGCATTGGTTATCTGAAAAATCTTGGTTATGATTTTGATGAATGTTTTGAATTAGCTTATCAAGAAATTAAAGACCGTAAAGGTCTATGGATTGATGGTTCATTTGTGAAAGAGGAGGAATTACCAGATGATTCCAAGATTTAGAGCGTGGTACGTGTTAGCAGAAGAAATGATTGACGAAATACTGATGATTTCATTTGTCAGAAAGGAAATCATAGGGAAGTTTAGCGATGGCTCCACATCAGTTCCGTTAAAATTTGAAGATGAGCGAAATGGAGAAGATGTTGTCCTCATGCAGTCAACAGGGTTGCATGACAAGAACGGAAAGGAAATCTTTGAGGGGGATATAG